AAACCTGGAAAATCGACATTATAAAGGCCGAATTTGCGTAAAATCCGCAAAAATGGCGATTGAAACGTAAAAACAGCACATTTTGCGCCTCTTTTTCGGTTTCAACACGCAAAAAGAGCGGGCGGAAGGGAGACGAATCCTTCTGCCCACTCTCTGCGCGGCGGGAGTGTGAGGTTGTATATTGGTCTTGACTACAGCTTTTACGGAGGTTTGTCACCTACCTTTTCAATAGTATTCCCCCGCCTGTTGTCGCCATAATAAGATAAAGATAAAGATAATAGGGGGCGCGAGGAGGGTTGTCCCCTACCTCGCTTTCTTCTCCCAATAGCGCTTGTTGATCTCGCGCTTCTGTTTCGGATGCTCCTTGTTCCACTTCCGCTGATAAGCATTGTGCTTATCCTTCGCTTCGCGGGACATCCCCGATGGTTTCTTTTTCCTATAAGTCTGCCCTACGGTTGCCATCGTATCACCTCCGTTCTTGGCACCATTGTACCATTAATGGGACTCTAACGCAATGATATAAGATAAAGATAATGCGGGTTAGTCGTCGCCGATCTGAGCGTACTTGGATGCAATCTCTGCGGCGGACAGTTTCGGAGACTCGTCCTCCCCTTCGCTGAATGCTTCCGGGCGGTCGGAGAATCCATCGTAGTTCTTCTGATGCCATATCGCAATGATTGGGTTCAGCTTACCCTCCACTGCAAGCATCTCACGGGTCTGAGAGCAAATCTGACGGATGGTGAGGGCGAAGCGCTTATATGCGGGGTCGCTTGCTCGCGCCTTGCCCAATGCCCAATCCTTCACCTGGTTACGCTGTAGGCCGCAAGCTGCGTAGGCATTCATATTTGTTATTTGTAGGTTATGGTCGATACAGAACTGTAGATACTCCTCCAAGCAAGCATATAGTGTGTCAACATCGTTCACGTCCGCTTTCTCGGATATCTTATGGATAGCAAGGACGGCGGCAACATACTTTGAGTTCGTTCCATCAGCGTTGTCAACGACGTAGGTCAGAGCGTTCATGCTGTCGCGCCCGTACTCAGCGATGAGTTCGTTGCGGGTCTCCATGTACTCACTCTTGTCATCAGCGAGTTCCTGGAACTCAGCGTCGATGGCAATCTGACCGATGGCGGGGTCGTGTGGGTGCTTGCGTGGTCTACCCGCACCCATTCCTTTGCCTTGCATGGTGTTATATCACCTCTTTTCGTGTGATGTTGGATAAAGATGAATGATTATTCATTTCGTGTAGCCGCATTGCTCATCTGTGTACTCAACGTGCTGAAGTAGGTTGTCATCAGTGACAGTGACGGGGACTGATTTCTTGGTGAACGTCACGGTCTTGCTATGCCTCCGCTCTGCTCTGCGGATGGTTTTTACAATGGCCTTGCAATCTTCGTCGGAAAGCACTTCTAATGTATCGGGTGCAACGATGACATTAAAGAAAGCAAGGTAAATACTCTTCTCGTCTGTTGTCATTTGCGCTCCTCATACGGTTGTGCCAACCACCGCTTGATATCAGACGGGGGCAGCACGAGTATAGAATTTACCGCATTGTCTCCGAAAACTTCCCTAAATTTCATTTCGTTGGTGACAAGAGGATGATCTTTGCTCCACGCATCTACTGCGGATATAGCTTTTTCGCATTCATTAAGCATATAAATTCTACAAGCTTTATAACCAGAGAAACTTGCAAGTTCTTTGAGTGGGCAATCGGTACATTCTTTGTATGAACTGCACATTCTGTTTATTTCTTTAAGAAATTCACGTGCTTCCATGTTCATTCCTCCACTTCGATGATGGTCGGCCTTGTCTTCAAGTATTCGTCGAAGGACTCAACCCATGATTTCCATAGAGCTTCGTTGTAAGCCTCATTGCGAGTAATCCAGTAGTCGTCTGGTGATACTGCATCAATGCGGAATACCTCTTTGCATTGCCGTTTTAGGTCTTCAATAAGCGCATCAGCATCGATCAATCTGCCGTGCGGGGGAATTTCAACCATACGACATCCATTAGCGCAAATCGTTCTGTTGCCAACAACGCATATACCACAGTCTGTTTTCTTAATGCCTTTGATCAGTACGCTCATGTTTCACCTCTCATTTGATAATTCAACAAATAACCCGGCAATCATACAAACCAATAAGTAATATTTGAATGCATAGAGGTCACCATGTGAAATTAATGTTCCTACAATAGCGCCTAAAACACTTCCAATTATGTAGAACAAATATTTCATGTTTCTGCCCTCTCCGTCAGTTCTTCTGGATGGCAAAGGTAGAAATCGCTCATCCAAATCCCAATAACAGGATAAGTATATACTCGTCCATATTTTCTCTTTGACGTATATACATCTGTGAAGAACGGAGTGTCTGGGACGGTTTCATCGAGGAATTTTTCAAGATGCTCTTTCTTGTTCTCATAGGATTTATGATATATTTTCCCGCTATAAGCACCTTTGATATAAAATTCTTCCCCATAGCATAATAGATTTATTGCTTCTCTAACTTTCATGTTTCACCTCTCATCTCTGCGCCGCAGTGCGGGCAGAACTCGGAAAGTACATAGTCATGCATTGTTCCATATTTGGTTAACGGTTTTTCTGAACAATTGGAGCAACGGTATATGAATTCAAAACCATCATAGTCTTCAAGCCACTCGCCCTTCTTCCGCTCGTATTCTTCCAACTCCTCTATCCGCTTTGCTGCATATAGACAAATCGGCTGTTCACCGATTCGGAGAAGATCTTTGATCTTGGCATTCATTTCTGGATATGTATGTATCTCAGCCATTGCCTTCCTCACATCACACAGCCACAAACGCAAACACGGGAAGAAGATAAAACCACATCAGCTTCCAGTTTCCAGTGGTGTAGGCGAGTAGCGTGATGGCAGCTACAAGAGCGATGCAGAAAAGGTTGTCGAGGAAGACAATCCATGTTTGCAGTACATTGTACGCATGGCGCTCTTGGGGAGTCATATCGCGGAGTTCTTTGTCATCCATTATCTTTACCCTCCTGGACAAGACGAGCGGGAATGTCAATCAGTTCGGGATGCTTCTCCTCTGTCCATGCGAGGCCGCACAGATTCCATATTGCGGCAATCAGATGGTCTTCATCGTTCTGCCCGTCCATGTACTTCACCAAGTGGCGAAAAGCACTGTCTGCAAAGGAGTGTGCGGGGATTCCTTTCTCCCAGTTACGGTCGGAGTATTTGATTGCGCCCTTCTCATAGTGCTTTGCAAGTCTGAGAAGGACACACATAGGAAGAAGGTCGAATCTCCCCTTCCCTTCGTGCATATCACGCACAGCACCCGTGGCAAACTCGGTGCGCTCGCCAGAGTCTTTGATAGGCCGATCTTTTGCGAACGCGGCATTCAGTTCTTTGAAATTGCTCATTGTCTATTCCTTTCCATAGTCGCATGATATTCCACCATGCCATTGATATCTGTGCGCGAATTGGCAACTCATACAGACCCACACGCACACTTGGTCTGTGCCGTATGCTTGTTTCACACCTGGGTGCGGGCATGAGCGCATCATTGTGTGCGCCCAATTCGCCCGCATCGCAGCTTTCATAATGGCATTGTGCCGCTTCTGTTCTTCTGTCAAAACGGCAACTCCCCTGTTCTGTCGTAGTCAGCATCGGACGGTTCGGATTCCGTGATTTTTACCCACCCGCGCTGGCGACCATACTTCAATGTGTGCTTCATCTGCGGCGACTTCTCCCAACCATCCATCATTGACATCATAATGCCAAGGTCTTTGCTGTCCTTCGGAGTTGGGTTCTGCGGATGCTCATGGTCGGGAGAGATAACTTCCGTCATCAGTTCCTTGATGCAGACAAACGCGCCCACAGGCTTGTCGTCAAGGTAGGTTTGCACTGCGCCGATGCGCCAATCATCCTGGAGAGCATCGTCTTGCGCTTTTCGATACTCGTTGATCAAATCGCGCCGCGCATAGTTCGGCATCCGATGCTCCTTGTACTTCACCATCGCTTCTGCCCAACACTGTAGGATATACTCACGGCAGTTCGCTT